CAGACCTCTACCACGGTGGCGCTCCAGGCGGTGTATATGACCTTCTCCAAGACTCAGACGGTCGTTGGTCGGCAGAACGCTTCCGCGGTCTAATGTTCCAAATCGAGCGTGAGGCCAATGTCATTGCTAAGGAAACTCGTCGCGGTAAGGGTAACTTCATTATCTGCTCTGCCGATGTTGCTTCTGCCCTCGCAATGGGTGGATTCCTCAACCTCTCACCAGCACTCAATGTAAACCTCAACGCCGATGATACTGGCAACATCTTTGCTGGTGTTCTCAATGGTAAGTACAAGGTTTATATCGACCCATTCGTTCCAGTTGGTATGGACTTCGCCCTCGTTGGTTATAAGGGTTCGTCTGCCTATGACGCTGGTGTATTCTACTGCCCATATGTACCTCTACAAATGGTCCGCGCTATCAACCAAGACACCTTCCAACCAAAGATTGGTTTCAAGACTCGTTACGGTATGGTAAGCAATCCATTCGCTAAGGGTAGAACCGCAATCAGCACAAACACTGAAGGTTTGGATGCTAACGCTAACTGCTACTACAGACTGTTCCAAATCAAGAACCTTCACGGTATGACTTCATAATAAGTTAAACTTCACATTAACTTAGAAACCGAGGAGAGAAATCTCCTCGGTTTTCTTTTATAAATACTTCATATGTCTGATTTCGTAACATTCCTAAATTCATTATCTGCCGAACAGAAAGCAAATCTTCCTGGCGATTTGTTGATGGATAATAATATCCAACCTACAAATAGGAATAATTTAACGACCAATAAGTTTGTTTTTATTTTAACACGAACTCCATATTTAACATATTTTTGTCAAAGAGCAAACATTCCTTCCTTGACATTTGGAACATCAATTCAAAGCAATCCAACTTCTATAGAAATAAGAAGGCCTGGAACAAGACTTGTATATGAAGAATTACAGATAAGTTTTATTGTCGATGAAGAGATGAAGAATTGGTTAGAGATTCATAACTGGATGACAAATCTCGGAACATATGATACAGTAAAAGATAAACTAAATGAAGAACAAAAAACAGCAGGAGCATTGATGTATGTTTTATCTTCTGCATATAAGCCAATTCTTACTGTTTCATTTTATGATGTTTATCCTACATTTGTTTCTGGTATAGATTTTGATTCAACCAATCCAGATGTCGATCCAGTTCTTGCAACGGCGTCATTCTCATATACTCATTACAAGATAAAACAAGGTGAAGCTTGAAATCTGAATAAGTTTTTGGTATATTTTTACTATGACTATAAAATTATCAGAATTAAAGTTAATGATTGAGAAAGACATGGCCATCAATCCAACAGACTTGGATAGAGAGAGTCTTTCTACCCCACAGATTCATAATAAATATTTGATGATTCTCATGGATGAGAAACTTATTCTCAAGAAATATGAATCAGATTTGAAAGTAATAACAAAGAATAAGTGGTTATATTATTCTGGAAAGATGTCACAAGAACAACTGGATGAACTGGGTTGGGAATCATTTGATTTAGCACTTCTAAGAAACGATTTGGATAGATTCATAGATAGCGATAAAGATGTAATTGAAATGTCCAATAAATTGGAACTTCAAAAAGAAAAAGTAAATTACATAGAAAGTATTGTTAAGATTATTTCAAATAGAGCATGGAATATTAGGTCTGCAATCGACTGGATTAAATTTACACAGGGACAATGATAAAAGTAAAACAATTAGATTCTGTAAACATAAAAGTAGAATGTGAAAGAGGAATAGCAAAAGAAGTTAGCTCATTTTTCACATTTACAGTTCCTAATTATAAATTTACTCCAGCGTATAAAAATAAGATGTGGGATGGTAAGATAAGATTATTTAATACAGCAACACATACACTTTACGCTGGTCTTTTAGACTATGTGTTTAAGTTTTCCGAAGAAAGAGGGTATAAAGTTGAATATACACCTCTTTCTTCTTTATTAGAGCCGTCAGAACAAAGTATAGAAGACTTCCTACAAAACTTCAAGACATATAGTGGTGGTAAAGAAATAAAACCACACGAACATCAAAAAGAAGCTTTGAAGCACGCTCTTAAATCAAAAAGGTCTTTGCTCATTTCTCCAACTGGTAGTGGCAAATCTCTTATCATCTATATGATGATTCGATATCTTCTTCAGAACATACCAGACAATAAGAAAGTTCTTGTAGTTGTACCAACGACTGGTCTTGTCAGTCAGATGTATAACGACTTTAGAGACTACTCCAATAAAGATGGATTTGTCAAAAATCACTGTCATCAAGTATATTCTGGTGAAGAAAAGAACACAAACAAGAGAGTCGTCATAACAACATGGCAGAGCGTCTATAAACTGAAGGAAGACTATTTTAAGGACTTCTATTGTGTATTCGGCGATGAATGTCATCTGTTCAAAGCCAAGTCTCTGACGACTCTTATGGGTAAATTAAAAGACTGTCCATTTCGAACAGGAACTACAGGTACATTAGATGGAACTCATGTTCATAAGTTAGTAATAGAGGGACTTTTTGGTAAAGTTTATAATGTTACTACTACTAAGAATCTTATAGATAAGAATCTATTATCAAATTTAAAGATAAAATGTTTGTTATTACAGTACTCTGACGATGAAATAGACTCTATAAAAAGAGCAGACTACAATCAAGAAATAGAATGGTTAATAACAAATGAGCGAAGAAACAACTTCATATGTAACCTTGCTACTAGTATTTCTGGGAATGTCTTGGTACTTTTTAATTTTGTGGAGAAACACGGAATTCCACTTTACGAAGCAATCAAATCGCAAAATAAAAAAGAAACATACCTCATCTGTGGAAAAACAGATGTAGAAGAAAGAGAAGATATTCGAAAAATTGTGGATAAAAATACCAATAGCGTATTGGTGGCTTCGTATGGAACTTGCTCCACTGGTATAAACATCAAGAATATAAATGCAATCATTTTTGCATCTTCTTCTAAGTCATTGGTACGAGTTCTTCAGTCAATCGGCCGAGGCCTTCGTAAAAGCGACAGCAAAGACAAAGTAACAGTATTCGACTTGGGTGATGATTTGAAGCATAAGAAGCATAGAAACCACACCCTGAAGCACATGGATGAACGAATAAGCATATATAGTAATGAGAAGTTCATATTCGACATTACTAGTATCCGCTTATAAGGAGTCCATTCATGGAATACAGAATTTTTAAGCTAAAAAGCGGCGAAGAAATAATCAGCGAAGTCAAGGAAGTTTCTAAGGGTAAATACCTTATTGAAAGACCTATGATTTTCAAAACAACCACTATGGTTGATAATTCAGGTCGTCCTTATGATTTAACCATATTAAAGGACTGGCTTTTACATAGCGACATAAAGACTACAGAAATACCAAAAAGTTATGTTGCTGTTAGTTTTACACCAACATCCGACACTCAGAAAATGTACGATTTGGAAAAGAATCGTATAGATAAAACAAAAAGTGAGATTGTCGAGTCTAAAAAGAATAAATCAGAGAATCTTTTAGAACAATTGTTCGGAGATTTATTTGGAGATATTCAAAAGGAAGTAGAAAAACAAACAGACGAAGAGATGAAAAAGGTAAATAATGATTTAACTCTTCCTCCAGAAATAGACTTTAATTCGGAAGAATATCCGCCATTTATGGAAGATAAAACTTCTGAAATGATTCCAATGGTTTCAATCAGTATGCTTTTTCCACCAGAAGTAATCATTGATTTACTCGATTCTGGTCTTTTAGATCCTAAAGAACTTCTTCGTCTGGTTCGTAGAATAGAAAAGATGAATGGAAGAAGCTCAAAAGAAGAATCTTCTAAACCAAGAAAAAAGGCAAAGAAGAAACCACAGTTTCCAAAACTGGAAAAATTGACTGAAAATGAAAAGAAAGTTGATGATGAACCAGAAGGGTGTAGTTGGAAAGACTGGCCCGAGAATGTCTTTGACTTACTTGATGGTGGTTCTACTGGGGCTTAGAGCTCGTTAGAGTATAGTTACTATTTGTCTTCTCACTAGCTACACAGCGAATTGTACAGACCTTGTCAAGTGTTGTCAACAAAGAATATAGAAGAAACTTGATTTTTCTATAAATCTTGTTATACTTCACACACGAAAGAGGTAATATGGAAGAACAAAAAGACAAACAAATAGATGATGAGATAAAGAAGCTAAAGCATTACATAGACAATGACAAGTTTTGTGATGCTATGAATGAGTGGAAAAAGGATGTAAATGAAGCAGAAAACAGCGGAGATTCAAGACCACCTGTAACTAACTATATTGCAGAATGTTTTCTTAAAATAGCAGAACATCTATCTCATCGTCCTAATTTCATTAATTACCCATATAGAGAAGACATGATTGGTGACGGTATTGAAAATTGTCTTCTTTACGCTCATAACTTCGATTCTTCCAAATCAAGTAATCCTTTCTCTTATTTCACTCAGATAATTTACTATGCCTTTTTACGAAGAATAGAAAAAGAGAAAAAACAATCATATGTTAAGTTTAAAGCCTTGCAAATGAATGACATTGATGGTAAATTTACTCAATGGCTTCAGTATCAGCAAGGATGTACAACATATACAGAATTTCTTCAACAGAACTTCTTTTTATCAGAACAAGACATAGAAAATATTGAACCTCAGCAAAAAGATAAAAAGGGAAGAAAAAGAAAGAAAAACGACTTCTTTGAATAATTATGAAAATTGCTATTATAAATGATACTCATTTCGGAATTCGAAATGATTCTCCTTTCTTTTTGGAGCGTTCTTTAGAATATTTTGAAAAACAATTCTTTACTTATCTGGAAGAAAATAATATTAAGGATGTACTCCATTTAGGAGATTTGTTTGATCGAAGAAAGTACATCAATTTCAACACATTAGGTCAAGTTCGAAATAGATTCTTCAACAAACTTAAAAATTTGAACATTAAGATTCATATAACAGTTGGCAATCACGATACTTATTTTAAAAATACAAATGATTTGAATTCTCTTTCGCAATTATTCAGTGAAGAAGAACATATCAATATTATTGAAAAACCTACTGTTTTGAACTTTGAAGGTCTTTGTATTGGAATGGTTCCTTGGATTGCAAAAGATAATGAAAAGGAGTGTTTTGATTTTATTCAAAATTGCTCATGTCCAATACTGGCTGGACATTTTGAGATTGCTGGTTTCCAAGTAATGAATGGTGTAGTTCATCCAACTGGTATAAAAGAGAATGCCTTTGCTAGATTTGAAATGGTTCTTTCTGGACATTTTCATCTAAAACAATCCAGTAAAAATATCAATTATCTTGGAACACAATATCAATTAAACTTCGGTGATGTTGATTCCAAAAAAGGTTTTCATATTTTAAATACTGATACTAGAGTCATTGAATTTATTCACAATCCAAATGATATTTTCCATATCATAAAATATTCAGATGACACTGAAGAAAAAGTCAAGTCTTTGGATAAATTACCAGATGCGCTTAAAAATTGTTATGTTAAACTTATTGTGAGTAAAAAAGAAAAACCATACACATTCGATAAGTTGGTTGACGCTTTATATGCCGCACCTGTTCAAGAGATGTCAATTATTGAGGATTATCAAGACAAGCAATCAGAAGGTGATATAGATATAGCAGAAGACACACTCAGCATCATTAATAAAGAAATTGATGCTTTAGAGAAAGTCAAAGATAAAACAAAATTGAAAGTGATTATTAAAGATTTATACATGGAGAGCTTAACACTATGAGTGACATTACTACTGTTCCTTTGCCAAATGATGAGAAAGTTTTTAGACAAGAACTTTTTGTTCCAACTGCCGAAGATACTCCAATGAAACTAGAGCATGATGCAGAAGGCAATCCTGTCAGAAAGAATCATAGTTACTACATTGGTGGATTTGATGCTAAACAAAAGAAGTTTGCAGTAAAAGGTAAACTAGAAGAAGCAAATTGTTATGTTGCAGCATCATCCATCAGTGGATATGGAGTTTTTGCAAGTAAAGATTTGAAGGCTGGAGACATTATAGAAGAATGTCCAGTTGTTATTCTTGATGGTACTCATTCTAATAATAAAGATTGGGTTTTAAACCGTTATGCATTTACATGGTCATGTTCGTGTGATATCTGTAGAACAAATGGACAAAGTATGTGTATGCCTATGGGTAATGGCATGATTTACAATCATTCGGACGAACCAAATGCATATTATATTCAAGATACATTCTTCAGACTTTTTAGATTCTATGCCTTCCGAGATATAAAGAAGGACGAAGAAATTACATGGTATTATGGTCCTGGTTATTCGCAACGACTGAAGAACGAGAAAAATCTAACACCACAAGGAATGTTCCCAGAGGGTGTCCCATATGCTCGCACCAAGAAGAAAGGTGGATGTGGTTGTGGAAGAAATCAGCCACAACAAACTGAGCAACCAGCGACAGAAGAACCAGTCAAGTCTGAAGAAAGAACAGCTGATGAATTGCTATTTCGTTCAATGGTAGTACCTGAGAATATTTTAAATGATAAAGTTTAAAAAAGTAAGATTCAAGAATTTTGGTTCTTTTGGAAATACATTTACTGAACTAATTCTTGATAAAAACTCAACAACTCTTATTTGTGGTAATAATGGTAGTGGAAAGTCATTTGCTTTCCTTGATTCTATAACATTTGCTTTATTTGGAAAACCTTTTAGAAAGATAAACATTCCACAAATGGCAAATTCTATAAATAAGAAACAATGCCTTGTTGAAATTGAGTTTAGTAAAGGCGGAGATGAATACCTTGTTAAAAGAGGTTTGAATCCAAAAACATTTGAAATATACAAAAATTCAAATTTGATAAATCAAGATGCAAAGAATGTTGATTATCAGAATGTTTTAGAAGAACAAATTCTTAAGATGAACTACAAAACATTCACGCAAGTGGTGATTCTTGGTAGTTCTTCTTTTGTACCATTTATGCAGTTATCTGCAGCTGACCGTAGAGCAGTAATCGAGAATATTCTGGATATTAGTGTTTTCAGTACCATGAATGTCATGCTTAAAGGCAAGTTGATGCAAATCAAAGAAAATCTAAAAGATTTGACAACTAAAATAGAAATCGAAACAACAAAGATAAATTCACAGAAGAATCTAATCGAAAGTCTAGAAAAGCGTTCACAGGAAGATGTTGAACTTGTTAAGGCTAAAATAGAACAAATAGAAGAAGATATAAAAACATATGAAGACAGCATAAAATTGATAAAGTCTAATATTAAAACTTTACAATTAGATGTTTCCGACAAAGATAAGATTAAGAAATCATTAGAACAGCATAATAAAGTTAAAACTAAAATTGATGTTAATCTTTCAAATATCAAAAAAGAGATATTGTTTTTTACTGAGAACACGCAGTGTCCAACTTGTAAGCAGGAACTAAAAGAAGAAGACAAAACGAAAGAAATTCAAAAACGAAATACTAAACAGGAAGAATATCTAAAGGCAATTTCTGAACTCACGACATCCATAAGTGAAATTAGTTCTAGAAATGTAGAAATAGAGAATAAAGTAAATGAGATTTCGAATTTAAATACTAAACTTTTGGTTTTGATTAATTCTAAAGATAATGCTATTGCTTCAATAGAGTCACTGAAAAAACAAACACAAAGAATTGAACAGCAACAAGATATTCCACAGCAAAAAGTAAAACTACAAACTCATCTCGACACTGTAGAATCATATGAAAAGATGAAAACAGAAATGAGAGATGAATTAGATTATTATGAGTATGCATTTGAACTGTT